TGAATGAAGGTGTAGATCTTACACAACCACCAAAAATTATTATTGATACGATACACCAAGTAAAAGGTGGAGAAGCAGATAATGTAGTTCTTGCTAGTAAGTGCAACTTCCCATCTCATTTCGATAAAAAGAATTTAGCAGATAAGGTAAAAGAACTTAGGGTATGGTATACAGGTGCAACAAGATCCAAACAAACTTTACATTTGTTAGGCACTTATCATCAATACAACTTTCCATTGGGAAAGTATTTTAAACAATATGAGGCTAATTATGTTTAGAAAATTAATTATAGAAGCTTTAGAAAATAGATATAATGCTCAAATCTCTGAAGCAGAAGCAACTCTTAAAATTTATTTTGAAAAACCAGTTGCTATAGGAGAACATCCACAACACATAGATGAGGCAGATAAATTAATAGAAAAGATAGCAAACGCAGAAGAAAAATTAAAAGCATTACAACTATTTAAACTATGAAAGAAAATCCATCATTAAGAATTTTATCTTTGGGAGCTGGTGTACAAAGTTCTACTATGGCTTTGATGGCTGACGCAGGAGAGTTTGGTGTTAAGCCTGATGCTGCTGTTTTTGCTGACACGGGTTGGGAACCTAAACCTGTCATACAACATTTAGAATATTTAAAGAGTGTAATTAGTTATCCTATACACATAGTAAAAAAAGGTAATATTCAAGATGATATTATTAAAGCTTTATCTCCAGGAGGAAACCAATTTGCTTCTGCACCATTTTATACTTTAAATGAACAAGGTAAAAAAGGAATGGGTCGTAGACAATGTACGAGAGAATATAAGATTACTCCTATTGCAAAAAAAATAAGAGAGATATTTGGATTAAAACCAAGACAGAGATTTCCTAAAGATAAACATATTGAAGTGTGGGTTGGTATATCAACTGACGAAGTAATGAGAATGAAACCTTCTAGATTTTGGTGGCAAGAAAATAGATGGCCACTTATAGAAAAGAAAATGTCTAGGCAGGATTGTTTAAAATGGTATGAAGGTAAAGGTTTTAAAGTTCCTGTAAAATCTGCTTGTATTGGTTGTCCATTTCATGATGATAATTTTTGGTTAGATATGAGAAATAATAGGCCAGAAGAATTTGCAAGTGCTGTAGAATTTGATAAAAAGATGCGAATGCATAATCCTAAAGTAAAAAACTTTGTGCACAGATCTTGTGTGCCTTTAGACGAAGTTAAATTTAAAAACGATGATGGGCCAGATCTCTTTAATCAAGAGTGCGAAGGCCTATGTGGAGTATAGATGGCAGATAAAAATATGTTTGATGAAGCCTTCCCTCAAGATACGCAGGTAGGTGGATCTCATTATAAACACTTTCTCATTCAACCGTGGACTTTTATTAGAAAGAATGGTTTAAATCCTTTCCAAGCAAATGTTATTAAATATGTGTGTAGATATTTATTTAAAGGTAAATCAATTGAAGATCTTAATAAAATAAAACATTATTGTGATTTAGAAATTGAACATTTAAAAGATGAAAAAAAGAAATGATTGAAGAAAAAAGATTGTCAGAAAAACTTTTAAAAAATCATTATGAGTGGTGTAAGGAAAACGGGAGGAACACATCATGGTACAAAAAAAGAAAGAAATTATCTACTGTGAAAAATGCAACCAAGTTCAAGCAGTAGTAATACATAAATATGATTACTATTGTGCTGAATGTTATATTTTCCATTTGGGACTACCAATAAAAACAATGAAAGTTATAGAGGATACTAATTTTAGTAAAAAGAAACAATGACACATCAATTAAACTTTATTTATAATGACAGTGATTGGATAGCTCCTGCAGAATATCCGGATTTAAGACAAGCAAAAGAAATAGCAATTGATCTTGAGACAAAAGATCCTAACATAAAAACAAAAGGACCAGGTTGGGCAACTTTTGATGGTGGTATTGTAGGTTTTGCTGTAGCTGCACTTGGTCAACAATGGTATTTTCCTATCCAACACGATGCAGGTGGCAACATGGACTTATCTATCACCTGCGCATGGATGCAAGATGTTTTAAATTTACCAGCCACTAAAATTTTTCATAACGCAAGTTATGATATTGGTTGGTTATTAATAAATGGTTTTGAAATTAAAGGGCAAATTGTTGATACTATGATTGCAGCAGCTTTAATTAATGAAAACAGATTTAGTTTTAGTTTAAATGCATGTGCTAAAGATTACCTTGGTGAAATTAAAAACGAAACTTTTTTAAATGAAAAAGCAAAAGAGTGGGGTATTGATCCAAAAGCTGATCTATGGAAACTACCTGCGGGTTATGTTGGTTTTTATGCTGAACAAGATGCAGGTTTGACTTTACGTTTGTGGGATAGATTTAAAACAGAAATATCTAAACAAAGTTTAAATGATGTGTGGGAAATGGAAATGGAACTGTTACCCATATTAATTGAAACAAGAAGGAAAGGAATTAGGGTTGACGAAGCACAGGCTGCTAAGTTAAAAAAGGAATTTAAACAAAAGGAGTCTGAGGTTTTGTCTAGTATAAAATCTCAGACCACACTTGATGTAGATATTTGGGCAGCTCGATCAGTAGCGCAAGTGTTTGATAGAATAGGTGTTGATTACCCACGGACACCGAAAACCGGAGAGCCCAGCTTTACCCAAAACTGGTTAGTAAATTGTGATAACCCGATAGCGCAACTAATAAGAGAAGCAAGAGAAATAAATAAATTCCATTCAACATTCATAGACTCCATTCAACGTTATGTTCATAAGGGTAGAATACATTCAGAAATAAATCAACTAAGATCTGACCAAGGTGGAACTGTATCAGGACGTTTGTCTTATTCTAATCCGAACCTGCAACAGATTCCAGCACGTAACAAAGAATACGGAAATAAAATAAGAAGTTTATTTTTACCTGAAGAAGGAAGACAGTGGGGAAGTTTTGATTACTCACAACAAGAACCAAGAATTGTAGCTCACTATGCTGCTTCAACTAATAACGAGTTTACTGGTAGTAGAGAGTTTATTGAAGCGTATAAAAATGAGTCTGCTGACTTTCATCAAATAGTTGCAGACATGGCACAGATTACTAGAACACAGGCTAAAACAATAAATCTAGGGTTATTTTATGGTATGGGTAAGGCTAAATTAGCTAAGGAATTAGGTATTTCTAAGGATAGAGCTGAACAATTATTAATAAAATATGGGGAAAGAGTGCCTTTTGTTAAGCAATTAGCTACAGATGTGTCTAGCTCTGCTTCAAAATATGGTTTTATTCGAACAATAAAGGGTCGTAAATGCCGATTTGACATGTGGGAGCCCTCTACCTTCGGAATGAACAAAGCAATGCAATATGAGGAGGCTAAGGCCGTTTATGGCAATAATATACGTAGAGCTTTCACTTATAAGGCTTTAAATAGATTAATTCAGGGTTCAGCAGCAGACCAAACAAAACAAGCAATGATTGAATGCTACAAGGCTGGATATAAACCTTTACTTCAAATTCATGATGAATTATGTTTTTCTATAGATAAGGAAGAAGATATTAAAAACGTTAAGGAGATAATGGAAAATGCCATCAGAGATTTCAAAGTACCTTCCAAAGTTGATATTGCACTCGGACGATCCTGGGGAGAAGCTAAGGAATAGTAGCCCCTGCAAAGAATGCAAGGGCACTAAGATTACTTTTCAGATTGAGGATCTTGAGATTGTTCAGAAGAGTCCTTGTCCTCATTGTTCTCCGACTCCTTCTCTTCTTCGATCTTACGCAGCCTTTTAAGTTCTGCATAATAGCTTGGATGTTTCCATTCCATAATTGCTCCTTTTATTTTTTATTTACTATTATACCACGAGCAAATTTTCTATTTTTTATTTTATTGAATAGTAGACGACTGACGACAGCAGAGGTTTAATTCTAGCTGCGACACTGAATGCTTTTTAGAATTATTTAGAGCGCAGTAGTCTTAGGAAAAAAATTGATTTTTTTTTAACCAGTTTAACTGGCTATATCAAGAAGACCTTTTTTAGCGTCTTCAACACTTTGATCATTAATCTTAGTTCTAAGATCTTTAATCTTTATATCCATCCACTTCATATCTGGAGTTACTCTACCCTGTTCCAACGCTTTGGTTGCCCATTGTGACTCCAATTGAAGCTTCTCCGATATTAACTTTTGTAGTTGCATCTCGGTCAACCTCCTCGAAGGTTAGGAATAAATGATCAGGATTGTGATATCCTGGTCCTTCCCTTTCTGTTACATCTCCTGAGTCAACCTTCTTTACAAAACCCTCAAGAGCTGCCCTATCGTTCTCAGCCTCAAGCATCTCATTAATATATATATTCTTATAGTTTGCTTGGACGCGATAGAGTTTCATAAGGGATTATATACCAAATTGTGACATAAAAGCAACTATGTGGTTATTTTAGGTTTTTTTGGTGGAATTACGGGGTTTTCTTTAGGTGTTTTAATTTCTTCACATTGAAATTTAACAACTATTTTACTATTTTCTATGTAATCTTTGGTAAATTCTTCTGTTTTTTCTAAGTTTCTAAAGGTACCGTAAGCTATTCGGTATCCAAATTCTACACATTCAGAATGAGTTGGAAACGAATGACCAGTATAATGGTATGATGGACACTGACCACTAAGCATACTACACATATATAAAACAATGTAAAATTTACTCATAAAATTATCCTTGCATATCCCATGAAAATAATTATATTTAGGATATTATAAATCATAACAAAGAGGAGGCCACATGGCAACAGAACAACCAAGAACAATTAGCACAGGTCCAAATTCCGAACCTTTATTGCTTACACAAGAAGCAACAGAGTTGGATGTAGCATTGGATGAATTACAAAAGGTATGTAAAAAACTTTGTGATCAGCTTGATGATCTAACATCTAATATAAAAAAACTAACAGAAGAAAATGAAAGGTTGAAAGATGCATTAGGTATTGTAGAGTCTAGCCCGTTAAAAGATTTGGAGGATATAGTTAATGGCAAATAAACTTACATGGCGAATGACTAACAAATCTGAGACATTTAATAATTGGTGTCAACAGGTTGACAGCATTTTATCTGAACTACCTGCACATACAGTTACAGGTATGCCTTTAGAATATACTGATGATGAATTTCAAAATTGTATGCGTAAATTACAACAATGTTCATTAAAATTTGAAGAAATGCCAATTTATATTATTAACGAAAAAGTAGCTGCTGAACTTTGCTACGATCATTTGAAAGGGAAAGAAGATGAACAACCTGATCATTAAAACAATTATTTGTGCAGTTATGTTTCTGATACCTGCAAAAATTTTATTAGCATTATTTGGTGGTGCATTTTACGTAATTTTTTATTAGGAGGATAAATGGACATAAGTAAATGGAAATCATGTGCAGTTGATATTGAGTCTTATATAATTATTAGAGCTATGGGACAGAATGGATTTAGAAGACCAGGCAATATGATTGCTAAATTGGTAGATGATGAAGTTAAGAAGATAGCTAAAAAACAAGGTATAAGCCCTGAAAAAATGAAACAGAATTTACTTGTTGAGGGTAAAAAGCTTCTCAACGGTAAATAATTGATCAATGGAGGTGGCGTACGGGAGACTAACGCCACCTTTTATTAATTACCCATAATAACTACCTCCTATCATATCTAATACCCGCAAAATTTTTTAATTTAACTGTTGCAATTAAGTCACTTCTTTAATAAAGATTAAATGTATTCCTAAGCCTAAATGAAATAAGTGGGG